CTACAGCGGCGGCGCAGCTGTTTCTATAAATGAAAAACTAGAATCTACTGCTGGATCTAAAACCAGAACCGTCACGCCTAGTGCATCAGGCACAAGTTCTATGATCGCAGTGGCGTTGAAATAACTATGAAAATACTCTTAGCAGTCAGCAACGAATTCTTGGTACGACGATTTAGAAGTCACGGGAGAAGAATAAATAAATTCAATGTTTCTTTTAAAACAACTTATAGGAGCTGGATTTGACGTATCATCTGTATCTGATGCGAGTCTCGACTCAGATGTTTTGTTATATGTTCCATTCACGGATGCGGATTCTTCAACGACCGCTGATGGTTATGTGCTAAGTGGTGGAACACACACATTTACGTCTGATGTTTTTAGTGCTGCAGGAAATGCGATAATAAACACAGATCAAACCAAAATGGATAGTTCGTCAACGGCTGGATATAGTCCTGCGGGACAGACGGCCGATGGTTGGGTCTTAGACAGTACAATCTCGACAGGTCTGGAAGTTGGATCTTCTTCTCCATTAAGTATTCAGTTTTGGTATTACGCTTCAAATGCAGGTACTGGCAGCTACGCAAGATTGCTTTCTTGGGGTGGTTATTACTCAACGGGGACGGGGTTTGAAGTTGAAACTGCATCCACTGATTACGATATGTTGATATTTCATGAGTTTACTGGAAGCGGTACTTCGAGGAGAAGCGTCGGTACCAACCTCCAGTTAAACACGAATGATTGGAATCATATTTACTGGGCATTTCAACCAAGTGGAAGTTCTTACGTTGGTATCAATGGCACCGTAACCGAAACTTCTGGTTCTTATATTTCCAATTTTGCTCCGACAGTAGATTTACATTTGTTGAAAACGCCATCTGAATCTGATGATGCATTAAAAGGTTACATACAAGAATTTATCGTAAGAGACACAGTACCATACACAAGCAACTTTACACCAACAACAACTCCTTTGTTATAATATTAAAAATGAATATGAAAAAACTTACTATATTATTTTCTCTGATGTTTGCGTCAATCGCCTACACCCAAGAGATCAATCTAACATGGAACGATAACTCGGACAACGAGGATGGTTTTGTTATTGAGAGAGGAACTGATAATACGACCTTCAATCAAATAGCAACGGTCGGTGAAAACATCAACTACTACACTGATACTGATATCACTCTTGGTCAAACATACTATTATCGCGTCTATGCGTATAATGAATTTGGAAATTCTTCATATACCAATACAGCGTCGATTTATGCTGGAGTTCCTGAAGCACCTTCAAATCTACGAAGAGGATTACCTGAAACTATGTCTCGTATCTTTAGGGGGATATTTCGAAAAAATCTCAAGGGAGAGTTTAGTAGTTCATAATAGTATAAATAGAGAATATGGCAACACCGGCAACACGACAACAACACATTGACTATTGTCTTAGGGCGTTAGGTCATCCCGTGATTGAGATCAATGTGGATGATGATCAGCTCGAAGATCGAGTCGATGAATCACTTCAATTTTACCAAGAGTATCACAGTGATGCGGTTGTTCGTAACTTGCGAAAACATGTTCTCACACAGGCCGATAAAGATAATGGTTATATCGAAATACCAAACTCATCCAATATCTTTACGATCAATAATGTCTTTACGATCACAACTTCTCAATCATCGACAAGCATTTTCTCGGTAGATTATCAAATTCACTTTAACGACATCTTCGATCTTGGTGGACCCTATGGTGGAATTTTGAACTATGAGATGACAAAACAATATATGTCTCTTGTGGATCGTAATATCAATGGAATGTACGAGATGATCGAGTATTCTCGTCATAAGAATCGTGTAAATTTCCATGCCAATGTTCTGAAGGATTTGGATGTTGGACAATATGTGATTTTTGATGGATACGAAGCAATCGACCCCGATACATACACCGATGTGTGGAATGACATGTTTCTCAAAAAGTACACAACCGTTCTCTTTAAGAAACAGTGGGGACTCAATCTCATTAAGTTCGAAGGTATGCAACTTCCGGGCGGAGTGACTTTCAATGGAAGACAAATCTTTGACGACGCAAATACCGAGATCGAAAAAATCGAGGAACAGATGCAGTTAAGATACGAAGCTCCTCCACACTTCTTTGTAGGATAATATGTCTCCTCGTAACGTATATTTTAGTCACGGTACCACAGCCGAAAAGCGTCTCTATGAAGATATTATCATAGAGTCTTTGAGAATCTATGGACATGACGTATACTATATTCCTCGTAAGATAGTCAACACAAACGCAATCTTCAATGAGGATGCATTGTCGGAGTTTGGTGACTCCTATATGATTGAAGCGTATGTTGAGAATATTGATGGATTTGCGGGCGATGGTGATCTCTTAAGTAAGTTTGGTGTCGAAGTACGAGATCAAATGAATCTCATTGTTTCGGATCGACGTTGGCAGGATCTCATTGGAAGATTTCAAACCGACGATTCCTCCGCACTTCGCCCCAAAGAGGGAGATCTTATCTACTTTCCAACTGCGAATGGTCTCTTTGAGATCACCTTTGTTGAAGACGAAACACCGTTCTATCAATTACAAAATCTTCCGACATTTAAACTTACATGTGAACTCTTTGAGTACAACAATCAGGCAATTGACACAGGTGTCGATGCGATTGATAAGTTTGAAACTGAGTTTGCAACAAGAACGAAGCTCACCTTGGGTGCTGGATCGGGTACGTACAACATTGGAGAAGATGTTACTCAGGGTCTTGGAGATAAGAGTCCACAAACAGTTATCACAGCCGAAGTTGCGGCAGACAGTGATTCTCCGGCAGATGGATCGGGTTATGTTGTTGTTTCGAGCATTACCACATCCTTTGACTCACCGGAACGAAGCACAACTCAGTTCTCAATAACCAGCGGAAGTGTTGGAAATCTTGTGGGAGCAGAGTCAGGCGCCTCTTATGCAATCACCTCAATTGATGGATTCACTACAATTGATGATAACGATTCCGACGCACAGAACGTAGACTTTGAAACGATTGGAAACAATTTTATTGATTTTACGGAAACCAATCCCTTCGGCGAAATCAACATAACGACTTAAGATGCTCAACGGACAATACTTTTACAATCAGACCATGAAGAAGGCGGTTGCCGTCTTCGGAACGATCTTCAACAATATTAAGATTGTTCGACAGGGTGGTAGTATGGAAAGAGTTCCTTTGTCGTATGGACCAAAGGCAAAGTTCCTTGCTCGCATTAATGCCGAAAGAGATCAAGCCGAAAAGAGAAGTATTGCAATTAAACTTCCAAGAATGGCGTTTGAGATTACTTCGATCTCCTATGATACGACCGCAAAACTCAATCGAATGAATAAGAGATTCTTTCCGATTGATGGAAGCAGCGTCAAAAAGAATACCGTAATGCAAAGTGTTCCCTATAAATTGGGAATACAGTTGAATATCCTTGCAACAAACCAAGACGACGCTCTACAGATCTTTGAACAAATTCTTCCCTCTTTCACACCCGAATACACCATTGCGATAAAGAACATGGAAGGACCGGCCACCTCAACCGATGTGCCAATTGTTTTGACTGGTGTTTCTTTTTCGGATGAGTACGAAGGATCTTTTGAGACTCGAAGAACTTTAATTTATACGCTTGACTTTGATATGCGTGTTCGATTTGCCGGAACAACATCCGAAGGTAAAATCATTCGCATCGTCGATACTTACTATTACAGCAAGTTATTGGATACTGACGATAGTCCAACGATTAAGACCTCGAATCCGGTCGGAGAAGAGAATGTTCGAGTCGTGGCGGATGACGATGGATCTCCATTCGATAGTTTGGATAGTCCATTGGATATAACAACAACATTTGGTTTTGATTATGCCTCACCGTGATAAAAATGAGATTGTTGCTGCTTTAGAAAAAAACCTTCCGGTAGTTCCAAAAAAGATCAAATCAAACGTTGATCAGGGACAGATCAATAATGACACCGAGAATGATGTCGAGTATTCTCGGCAAAAGATGAAGGAACTGATCGATATGAGTTCCGAAGCCATTCAGAATATGATGGCACTTGCTTCTGAAACCGAACATCCTCGAGCGTTTGAAGTTCTTTCGAACATGATTAAACAGGCATCCGAGATGTCACAGGATCTTGTTAAACTTCAAAAGACACGTAAGGAAATCACACAATCCAAAGAAGAAACAAAGGGTGCTACCACAAATAATGCGATCTTTGTAGGCTCAACAAACGAGTTACAGAAGTTTTTGAAAAACCGTGATAATGATGAATGAAGTAGGCGGATACCTTGGTAACGCTTTAGTTAAGAGAGACGGACTTCCACAAGATTATACTCAAGAGCAAGTCGATGAGTATATCAAGTGTATGAATGATCCGATCTACTTTGCGGAGAACTACGTAAAGGTTATTACCTTAGATAAAGGATTGCAACCATTCAAGCCCTATCCTTATCAGTGTAAAATGTTTGAACAGTTCAACGAGAATCGATTCAATCTTGTTCTGGCCTGTCGTCAATCCGGTAAGTCGATCTCTTGTGTGGTTTACATTCTTTGGTACGCGATCTTCAACGCAGATAAGACCATTGCGATTTTGGCGAATAAGGGTTCGACTGCTCGTGAAATGTTGTCGCGTGTTACACTCGCACTTGAAAATCTTCCGTACTTTCTTCAACCCGGCTGTAAGGCATTGAATAAAGGATCGTTGGAGTTTTCTAATAACTCGCGAATCATTGCCGCCGCAACATCTGGTAGTTCGATACGTGGTCTCTCGGTTAATCTTCTCTTTCTTGACGAGTTTGCCTTTGTGGAGAACGCAAATACTTTTTACACTTCGACCTATCCGGTTATCTCATCTGGTAAGGAAAGTAAGGTAATTATCACCTCAACGCAGAATGGAACGGGTACACTCTTCTATCGATTACTTGAAGGAGCAATGCAAGGAACAAATGAGTTTCAAGCATTTCGAGTCGATTGGTGGGATGTGCCGGGTCGAGACGAGGAATGGAAAAGACAAACCATTGCCAATACGAGCGAAGAACAGTTTCGACAGGAGTACGGAAACGAGGCAATTGGATCTTCGAATACTTTGATCTCCGCAAATGCTCTTCTTGGTTTAAAGAACGAGAATCCTCAACAAGTCTATCAGGATACAAAGATTTATCGCAAGGTAAAAGAAGGTCATCACTATTTGATAATGGTCGATGTTTCAAAGGGAAGAGGCCAAGACTACTCGACTTTTAATGTGATTGATATCACCAATGGAGAGTTTGAGCAGGTTGCGACATATCGTGACAATATGATCTCTCCTTTGATCTTTCCGGATATCATTATTAAGATCGCAAAGATGTATAACGAAGCGATGATTCTCATTGAGAATAATGATGCGGGCCAAGTTGTTTGCAATACGGTATATTACGAGTATGAGTACGAGAACACCTTTGTGGAATCGTCGATCAAACGAGGTGGTATTGGTGTTACAATGACGAAGAGAGTCAAACGAATTGGATGCTCAAACCTCAAAGACTTGATCGAATTGAATAAGTTAAAAATTCATGATGGTGAAACCATTCGCGAACTTGCGTCATTTGAAGTCAAAGGATCCAGTTTTCAGGCAGCTCAGGGAAATCACGATGATCTCGTAATGAATCTTGTTCTCTTTGCATGGTTTGTTTCTTCGGATGCCTTCGGAAACATCAGCGATATCAATCTCAAGGATGTTCTCTTCAATCAAAAAATGCAAGAGATCGAGGATGATATTCCGCCCTTTGGTGTGATTGATGACGGAACTTCTTATGGAAATACCGCATACGATAAAATGATTGAAGCACAAAAGGCCTGGAAGTCTCTCTAAAACCTAGTATTTATAAATAGTCTTATGA